TGGAAATAAATTTTTAGAATATATCTTCAGTGGCCTACAGCCGCCGTGGAGGGGTTACAAACAGCAGCCAGTAGTCTTTCGGGCTTGGTTGCTTTGGTTCGGTGAACAATGGAAGTGATGGACGGAGAAACAGGTGGAATATCCAAATAATCTTGCTTCTATACGAGCAAAAGCGCGTATTTCACAAAAGGCGGCAGCTGAAAAGGTAGGCATCAGCCAACCGGAGTTTGGCCGCATGGAATTAGGCCGCAGACAGATAGGGCATCACATTGAAAAGATTTGTAAAGTCTTTGATGTGACAGAAGATGATGTTTTTGAAGCCCCTACCGTTGCGGATATCAAAAAAGCAGACGCAGTGTTAAGCGATAGCTTGCTGCCCGTCTTTGGAAGACCGGGATTTGGAACGCAACTGCGGTGGACAAGCGAGGCTCAAAAGATGATCCTTAAACCACAAGATTTTGACGGAAGTAAAGAGGCTTACGCAGTGACCATGCCCAACGATAGCATGAACCCGCGTTGTCGCGGCGGCGATACTCTTTATGTTGACCCCGTTCATATCGTAAAAGATGGTGACTTAGTGATTGTCGCTCAAAAGGAATCTGACTTGCGTGACATTGTTCAGTTAGTTGAAAAACAAACAGATAAATGGACCTTTGAACGATTCGATCCGGCAGAAAAGCTAGAGATTGATATAGCAGATTTAGACAGTGTGCATCCTGTCAGAGCGATAAAATACGTTTAACTACACTTATAGACCTTTACTTTATAAGTTTTGGTCTTTATAAGCGAGGTTATGGTTGATGTACACAAACTACATGACGATGAATATAGCGATGGGTTGCCGGATTTCGTGGCATCTCATCGCCTCACGCCAGAGAGATTGGCGGAGCGGGCAAAAACAATACGCGGTAGTTGTATAAACATTTTAGCTAGTGGCGATTACAAGCGTATAAACCGCTTGTTTAAGGAAAAGACAGGCGAACTACAGCCGGAAGACCTATCAAGCAAGTGGCCGATCCAATTCGGTCAGTGCACAGAAATCCTCAACCTTCACACATTTGAGCAAAAGAACGGCGTTAAGATCGACAGCTATCAGCGTGTCGTGCGCTCTGCTTCAGAGCCTTGGATGGCGGCGACACTAGATGGCGCTACCTATCTTGGTGGCAGGGTTGTGATTGATGCCAAGTGGACTGCTGGTCGTCCCTTTGAAGGCGAAGAGTGGTCTGACGTGCTGCCACGCATCGTGCGGTATAACACACCGCAACTGCATTGGGGTGCCTGCATCCTGGGGGAGATAGAAGGCAGGCGCATTGAGCGCGGTGTTCTGTCCATCATTCGCGGTGCAAACCCACCCACGACGCACTTTGTTGAACTCAAGCAGTCATACACAGATCACTTGATTGAACTTGGCCGCGCGTTCATGCAAGGCGTGAAGAAGGGCGAGATGCCCTTCATAGACTTCAGTGAAGAGCCGCCTGTGCCTGTCGAGGAGCGCCAGCCCTATGACATGGAGAAGGACGTGGCCCCCCTGAAGCAAAGGGCATGGAAGCGGAACGCAGACGTGTGGCTGCAAACAAAGGGCGCGGCTGACAGCTTCAAGCAAGCAGACAAGAACCTTAAGTTGCTGATACCACGCGATGCGTCTACAGCATCCGGCGCAGGCATCAGTGTGCGCGTTTCAAGCAACGGAGCGAAACGCATCATGGCAGAGGAAGCAGACAAGAATGAGTGAGTTAGCGAAGGCGCTTTGTGAGTATCAGGCTGCAACCGGTGGTTTTGAGGCTGACAAGAAAAGCACCCATAGAAACGTCCCTGCATATGCGTCTATCGGCGCTGTTATCAACAACGTCAAACAGGCAAACAAATACGGCCTGACCTTTACGCAAGAGGTGGACTTTGAAGGCGACACTATGTTCGTGCGTACCGTGATGATGCACAAGAGCGGTGAAGCCCGTATGTCACGCTATCCGATCTTTGTTGATGACAAGACCAACAGCCAAAAGATCGGCGGTGCGATTACCTACGCCAAGCGGTACGCCCTCGCCTCAATGTTTGGCACCGAAAAAGGCGTCGAAGATACAGACGATGACGGCGAGTCAAATGGCCTGCTCAACGACGCACCGAAAGAAGTTTTCTCCAAGCCCGCTGCCAAAACGCCAGCTAAAGTCTCCCTGTCTGACGATGCGGGCAACTCCCGTGAGGATGGCTTGAAACCCGCCTCACGGGCTTTTTCTTCCATCATTGAGAGCGTAGAGCCGCAGGAAGACCCATTAGTGGCAGAGGTGGCCGCTGTGGACGATCTAGATGCGCTCAAGGTTCTCTTTAAGGACATGGGCGGTAATAAGATGCCCGAAGAAAAACTAGCCATTTTCTCAAACCGACAGAAACAAATCATGCAAGGAGCAAACAGCTAATGGACGATAAGCCAAAGGTACTTCACGGCAAGGACGACATGACGTTCAGCCTTAACGACAAGCGGTCAGAGAAGACCGCAGATTGGCAATCGGATTGGTCGGGGAAAGTCGTCGTCGGCGGCAGTGAATACTATCTCAACGGCTATCAAAAGAACGACGGCTGGATTGCTGGCAAGCTGAAGCCTGTTGCTGCAAAGAAGCCAGCAGACGATGACGAAATCCCATTTCTCAAATAAGCCGCACCCGCTGTTGGCCGTAGTCAACAACGAGGGGATGCTTTTGGTGATGGGGGATCTAAACGCGCAGATGGACATGACCCCGCAGCAAATGAGGCGACATGCAGTGGAGTTGCTAAAGCGTGCCGAAGAAGCAGAAGCCAAGGCTGGCAAGGAATGACCCGTTGCCGGACATATGCAAGCACTGTGGCTGCACGTTCGATTGGCGATACGGTGGGGTTGTCAACGGCCTCAAAGAAAGCTTCTGCGGGCCGGAATGTCACCGCGACAACCATGAGAACGAGCGTGTGTGGCAAGAGATGTTGAGAGGTGCACAGGATGGATGACGCAACCGCAATCCTAGAGACGCGAGAATATGTGGAACTGCGCGCCGTGATCAAGGTGAACGGCAAAGAGGCAGAGGTGCATTACAGCAACAGGTATCAGCCGACGTGGCGGATTGGCCTGTGCGATCAGGAGACTAAGAACAACGTCATCCCTGTGATCCGCCGTGTGTACGAAGCCCTTTATCAGGAAGGATATTATTCAAAATGACCAAAGAAGGCAGACGTTGGACCGAAGAGCGCCGGAAGGCTCACAGCGAAGCAATGATAGCTTATCACGCACGCCGTAAGGGCAAGAGCATAGCGCCGTCAAAGCCAGAGCCAAGCTTTTGGCAGCGCCTAATGGCAATAGTGTTTGGCAAGGCAACAAGCTGATGTTTGCGCCTTACGACAAAGAAAAATGGAAGTCGTTGAAAAAGCGGCGGATCAAGTTGTTCCTTACTGACATGGGCGCGAGAAACTTGTGGGAGATTTTACACCTAAATGACCCCGTTGAAGTAAAACGCGGCGCGAAGTTGAACGCTCGCCTCAAAAAAGCAAGGACGGGACTGATTAATGATCTTAGTCGTCAGTACCACTTTCAAACAAAAGCCGATATTTATTACTTAGAGGACGATAAGGTTTATGACTGATTTCTATACACCGCAGGAACTAGCTGACCGTTGGAAGGTTTCAGCCAAGACGGTTCTGCGGATGGCCGAATCTGGCGATCTTGCCAGTATTAGAGTGGGTAAAAAAATAAGAATACCAGCCCACGCATTAGCAGCAGTCGAAGGAGACACGACATGCAGAAATACGAGTACGACGTTGTTCAAAGACAGAGCGACAGAAATTGGGAAATCACCTGGCGACAGGATGGCAAAGCACGATACGCATCAACTGGCACAAAGGATGCGACGCTTGCAAAAGTTTTCCTAGAAACCTTCAAGAAAATTCACCAACCGAAAGACGTTGTGACGATTGGTGACATTTTGCAGCAATACACAATCAAGTGGTATCAGCCACGTGCCGTGAAGATGAACCGTCACAATTCAATCATCAAGGCGTTAGACCCGTTGTCTAATTGCGATCCGTTAGACCATGAAGCTTTTGAAGAAGCGATTTGGGAATGGAAGCAGGAGAGAATGTTTAAGGTCAAGGAATCTGCTATGGCCCGTGAATTGGCCGTGATGATAGCTGCCTTGAATTGGGCAAATGATCGTGAACGCGGGCGGATGATAAAAGGCGTGCCGTACATACCAAAGAACAGGTACGACAAGACCTATCGCGTCCGGTGGCTTGATGCTGACGAGAGGGAAAGGTTGCTGGATGCTTTGCCATCAGTGCCTTTGTATCTGCGCTTGGCAATAGGCATTGCCATTTCTACGGCGGCAAGGAAAACATCAATCCTTGAATTACAGAAGCGACAGATCAAACTGCGGGAAAGGCAAATTGACTTTCAAGCACCGGCGGACGGCAAACGCAGAAAAGCGCGGCGGGTGTGTGATATCACGGATTTGGTGCGGCCTTGGCTTGAGGAAGCAATGGCTGTGACGCAGACGGGGTACATTATCGAAAGGAATGGCACTCCAATGCCAAACTTTTATGATGATTATCAACGGTTCATCAAAAGCCTAGATATTGAGAATTTCACGTTCCACGATCTACGCTCAACGTGGGCCGCTGGCGCTGCTTTGGACGGCGTGCCGATGTCACAAATACAAGCTGCTTTGGGGCATTCTTCTGTGCTAATTACTGAAAAGCACTACGCACAGATTCACCCCGAATATCGTGAGAAAGCACGGGAGTATTCCAAAAAGACTTACAAGTCCCGTATGTCCCATATGGAATAACCAAACGACGTTAAGATATTGATTTATAACTTTTTTTCTGGCTCCCTCTCCGCCAGTAATTCTGTTATTTATCAGTATCTTAACTCAATTTTGGAAACGATTTGGAATCAGTCACTTTTTGCCGAAAAACTTGGTAGCTGAACGCACGCCAAATGATGCCGCCACAATCACGCCTAAAGTGTACTGATACCAATCAGGCATTGTCTCAAGGGCGGCGAATCCTTCCGCTACAATGGTTCTGCCCCACTCCTT